CAGAAACTTCTATGATAAGAGAAATGGGTTCTCTGTTAGGTGTTTGAAAGATGAGGTAATAATAAATAAAAGTGAAAACATGGAAGTAGTAATAGATGGAATAGTATATGTTCCTAAAGAATTAGAAAAAAAAGTTGAACCTGTAATTGTAGAAAAGAATTATAAGTTTGAATTGCATCCCATCATATCAACTAATAAATTAAACTGGGATGATGCAGTAGCATATGCAAAAAGTTTAGGGGATGATTGGAGATTACCAACCATTGAAGAATGCTTTATTATGTACAATAATAAAATAATTACAGAAGATGTGTATTGGAGTAGTTCGGAGGACTATAGTAACAACGCTTGGTACTTCTACTTCTTCAATGGGATTGCCAACTTCACCAATAAGCTCAGTACTTGCTTCGTGCGCGCAGTTAGGTCACTTTAAAAATAATATGGACACAGCACATGAAATTGCAGTAGAAGTTTGGAATAACTACATTGCAAGACCTAACAATGATCCTGAAAAGCATAGATTTAGCTTCAAAGATTTAGAAAAAGCTATTAACTTAAAACTAAAAGAAAATGTGGAAAAAGATTAAAAGATTATTTTGTAAGCACACATATGTACCAAGTGTAACTCCTGGGTATCACATATGTATAGATTGTTATAAACATAAAAAGTTGATATGAAAACAGCAGTAGAATGGTTGGTTGAACAAATGATTAAATGTGAATTATTACCTAAAAGTATTCATCCTGATAATGTGTTATTCCATAATGCCAAAGAAATGGAAAAAAATAATACTGATAACAAGGTTATTCACTTTGCAGAATGGCTAACTAATAAGCATACAACAACATTAATTACATTGTATGAACAGTTTGAAGAAGAACATTATAAAGAAAATTATGAAAGCAACATTTGAATTTGATATGAATGAGCCTGATGATGTAATGGAGCATAGAAGAATGTCTCATTCTCTTGGTATGGCTTTAGTATTATGGGAACTTAAAAATAATGCAAAAAGAAAAATGGAAGATATTATAGATTCTTCTGATATTGAACCATTATCAGGTCAAGATACTTTAGATAAATTTTTTGATCTATTTTATGAACTTATGGAGGATCAAGGTATAAATATTGACAACTTAATACAGTAATTATGGAACAAACAATTCCCCATGAAGAAAATGTAAAAAACTATACTGTTGTAAGGCATGTAATGTTTTATCCAAAAACTAGTAGAGTAAGTCTTGATGACTTAAGAAAGTTTTTTACTCTAGAGGCTATTGCTTCTTTTATTCAGTATGATTACATAGTAAGAGATTGTACAACTATTAAACCAAAGAAGAATGCAGACTAAATTAATATCTATAACTCAGTCACAGATTGAAGGAGTTAATAGTCCAGAAGAACTTATTGTATATACTGCAAGAGTTAGTAATCCGGAGAATCAGATGAATATGGAAACAGCAGATAAGTTGTTGAAGTATTTAATTAAGCATAAGCACTGGAGTCCATTTGAGATGGTTGACCTTACTGTAGAGATAAAGACTAGTAGAGCTATTGCTGCTCAGATACTAAGACATAGATCTTTTTCATTCCAAGAGTTCTCTCAAAGATACTCTGCTGTAGCAGAGATTGAGACTATTCAGTTAAGAGCAGCCGGAGCTACCAACAGACAGTCAAGTCTTGAACCATGTAATCCTACTTTATTTAATTCTCCATTATATGCTGAGGATATAATTAATGAACATTTAGAAAATTCTCAACAACTTTATGAAGAACTAATAAATAAAGGAGTTGCTAAAGAATGTGCGCGTATGGTACTACCATTAGCAACAAGTAGTACACTTTATGTTAAAGGTTCAGTAAGATCTTGGATACATTACTTACAGATTAGATGTGATGAGACAACTCAGTTAGAGCACAGAGAAATTGCTTTAAACATCTTAGATATCTTCAAGGTACAGTTTCCAAACATATATCAAGCTATATTTAGTTATGACTAAACTAGAAGCAGTTTTACTTAAGGTTGAGCTGACTACTAAACAAGAAGTATTGCTAAATTTCAGAAAACAGTTTAAGTATAGAAGTTCTCATTCTGCTTGTATTTATGTAATTACAGAAATAGATAAGTTGAATCTGGAAATTGAAAAACTTAATGAACATTTTAAAAAGAACCCATGAAAAAAGTTGTAACCTGGATAAGAGATATGTTTAATTTGCTTATTATTTCTTTTATCTATAAAAAAGACTAATATGCCTGATATTTCATTATGTAGTGAAAGCACATGTCCGCTTAGTAAAACCTGCTATAGATTTTTAGCAACCCCTAGTACTCCACAGTGGTACAGTATGTACACTCCAGGAGAAAATTGTAAAAGTTATATTGATATAAATGAAAAAAAGAAGAGAAGCAAGTCCAAGTCTTCTTCATAGTATTTGTAATGAACATGCTTTAATATGTGAAAACACAGACAAGAATCTTTATTATCACTGGTTTACACAATTAAGCAAAAGTCCTAGAAGTTTTACATTTAAACCTTTTATGGCTTTAGCTGAAATAAACCTTAATCATTTTATGGGTATAATTGATGATTCTGAGAGAGAAGGTTTGATAAGATTGTTTGATGTAAATAATTTTAAAGATGATCTTTACATAGCTCTTGCTAGTTTAGAATTTTACAGAACTCAGAGACTTGAACAGTTTGGTTTGTTCAAAGATTACAAAGATCACTATGAAGAAGCTGCTCTTAACTATAAAGATAAAATCTTTACTGTTGAAGTAATGTTGTCTTATGTTAAATACTCAACCTAAATGTTTACAGGAAAACTAATTAAGAAAGATGGTAAGCTTACTTATTCTCATCCAAAGGATAAGTTGGCCTATGAACTGTTCCTACAGAAGTTACCTGAGGGGCAGGAAATTGAAATGTATATTGATCTTGCTAATGCAGATCATAGTAGAGCACAGATTAATAAAGTCCATGCTTGTATTAGAGAATTAGCCAAAGAATCCGGCTATACTTTTGAAGAAATGAAGAAGATTATTAAGGAAAGATCTGGTCTTTGCTACACAGACTCTGAAGGTGAGTATTGTAAATCCTTTGGAGAGTGTACAAAAGACCAAATCATGCTTAGTATTGAAGCTTGTATTGAAATAGGAGTCGAATTGAATGTTAACCTTCGGTAGGTGCAACATAACCTTCATCACCTGGTTCTAATACTTCTTTTTCATTAAATAAACCTTGAAGTTGAGCTTGTGCTTCAATTTCTGCAACTAATAAAGTTACAGTATGAAGTGATTTTTGGTTATCATCAAGCTCATTATAGGGTTTATTACCAATTTCTTTAAGGTAATCTTCTGATTTATCTTCTTTAATCATTTTACCTACAAGATCAAATGCTAAATTTTTTACCATGAAGTAGTAACCTTTACTTACTGGTATTTTAACAATTGCATCATCTTTTAATTCTTTAACTTTAATCATAGCTGGTTAATTTTAATAACAAAAATATTTATTTTATGAGTCAAAACCTAAACATTGAGGAAATTAAGGAGAAATTTTATCAGAAACTTTTACTATCTGGTTGGGGAAGAGTGTTGAAGTCTTTCATATTTAGTGGTGACTTTGACAATATCATTTTTCAATTAGTTAAGAAGAGTAACACCGGGGAAAAGTTTACACCCCTTTTTAAAGATTTATTTAGAGCATTTGAAGAATGTCCTTACGATCAACTTTGTGTTGTCATTGTAGGTCAAGATCCTTACCCTACAATAAATGTGGCCGATGGAATTGCTTTTAGCTGTAGCAAAACTAAAATACCACAAGATGTACAACCAAGCTTAAAGCATATGCTACAAGAAGTAAATAGAACTGTGTATGAAGATGAGTATGTTAGTTATGAACCTGATCTCAGTAGATGGTCTAATCAAGGTATTTTACTTTTAAACACAGCTCTGACAACTACAGTAGGTAAAATTGGTGTCCATTATGATATCTGGAAACCATTCACTGCATATTTATTTGACTGGTTGAATAATTATCATAATGGTCTTGTGTATATTTACATGGGTAAAAAAGCACAAGAGTGGGATGAGTTAGTTTCTTCAGATAATAACATAAAGTATTCAACTTTACATCCAGCAAGTGCTGTTTACAGTTCAAATAAGAAATGGGATTCTAAAGGTATTTTTGTTAAAGTTTCTGAAGATGTATTTAATAATTATGGTAAAGAACTGATATGGTAGAAGTATTTAATAGACTGATTCAAGAAGGAATTACTCCAAATAATTTTTATATTCTTACATGCTTGAAAAACAAAATTATACCTCATAAATTTGTAAGTAAAGAACTAGCTTATAGTGTATTAAAAGCAAATGACTGGTTGTCAGAAGATTTGCAATTAACATCTAAAAGCATTATCTTTATGGAAGAAATATCAGGATATTTCAAAAAAGTCAAGAAGAAAGTTAACTCAGATCTTATGGGAACAGACTATGTGGCAAACATTGAAACTTATGTTGAATTGTTTCCAGATAGAAAACTCAGCTCCGGTAGATATGCTAGAGTAAATCCAAAGAACTTAGATGGTGCTTTTAAATGGTTTTTTGAGACTTATGATTACACATGGGAAACAATATTGCAAGCAACTGAAAAATATGTATCTGAATATGAAATGAAAAGATTTGAGTATATGAGAACTTCACAATACTTCTTAAGAAAGCAAAACCTGGACAAGTCTTTTGAGTCAGAACTAGCTAATTATTGTGACTTGGTTATTTCTGGAGCAGGAGAAATGCCAAACTATTTTAAGGAAACCATTGTATAGTCATACAATGTAATTATGTATATCTGTAATTAATCACAAAATGAGTCACTTATTTAATGGGGCACGGGCATTGCTACCTGTAACTGAAAGACAGGCTGTTGAAAAAGCCATTCACAAAATAAAAGCCAGAAGACAAGGACAAGTTAGATCCTTAAGAAGTGCATGGCCAAAATTTAATGATGCTTTCTGTGATGGATTAGAATGGAGAACTATCACCGTAGTAGGTGCTAGACCGGGAACAGGTAAAACTTTATTTATGGAACAATTGATAAGTGATATTATTGCTTACAATAAAGACCAGGAATTTAGAGTTTTAAAGTTCCAGATGGAAATGGTTGATGAAACAAGTGGTGTAAGAAAGCTCAGTTTAAATACAGGAGCAGATTATAACACTTTGATGAGTAAAGGCGGCCAGTTAGTTGATAAAGACATATATGAACAATGTGTGGCTTATTACAACAGTACTAAAGCTAATGACTTTATCAATGTGGTATATGATGCATGTACTGTAGATGAAATGTGTGCTACAGTCCATTATGAAATGGAAAAGTACAAGAATGATGACGGAACATTCCCTAACATGCTGGTTGCAATAGATCACTCTGCTTTGTTTAAAGTAGGAAAAGGACAAAAGGACAAATTTGAAATGCTAGGAAGCTTAGGTGAGGCTCTCACAATGATGAAAAAGAAATATCCTGTAGCATTTATTGTCCTAAGTCAGCTCAATAGAAATATTGATGATCCTAAAAGACAAGAAGAAGGTTCTTATGGTAACTATGTATTAGATTCTGATATCTATGGTTCAGATGCTTTATTACAACATGCAGATGTTGTTATGGGTATCAATAAACCATCTATTAGAAAGATTAGGTTCTATGGTCCGGACAAGTTCATTATTGAAGATGAAGATGTGTTAGTATTTCACTTTCTTAAATCAAGAAATGGTACTACAAGAATTAGCTTCTTTAAGCTTGACCGTAATGTAATGAGAATTATAGAAATACCAACACCACCAACCGCAGTAAAAACAAAAATGAAAATTTAAGTGTATGACAGTTAGAAAAGAAAGAGAAAGAGATTTCTATGCACAGCATATGAATACTTTCAAGAAAATTGGACAAGGGGATCCATTTTTTCTAGTGAAGACTGCATTTTTCCAGAAAGGTAAGTATGGAAGACAAGTGCAGTTCTTTGAATCAGAATTAGCAAAAGGTGAAGACATTTACATAGAATTTTATGATAATGTAACAGATTCATCTGGTTCTATTGTAGACATTAAACCTTTCTATGCAAATAGACAGTTGTTTAAATACAGATACAATCCATTTTATTCTGAAGAATATGATGTTAAAGAAGGTAATAATTATAAAGGTGATCCTTATAAATTATTTACTGTTCCTGTGTCAGAGTTATTAGCAGTACTACCAGATGGTACAGAAATTACATATGCCCTTTTTGAAAAAAGAGGTGCTGAATCAGTTGCTCAAGATATTAAAGGTTCTGATTTTGATATTGATTTACCAAAATTACAAAACTCTTTAGTACAAGATGAATTTCCTGACTTTACAGCAGAGTTACCTAATCTTTTAACAGCACAAGCTCAAGCAATTGTTACTCATAAAGATGCTTTTGTATCTGAAATGACAATACAAGATTTTGCAGCAATTATGTGGAAAAAGCCTGTAAGTAACAAACAATGGTTAAATGACTTAATTACAAAATCATGAGTATAGTACTTCCAACTTCAAAAGTTAAGGCAGAAAGAGTAAACCCAAAAAGAATGGTTATTTATTCTAAGCCTAAAACTGGCAAGACAACATGTTATGCAGGTCTTGAAGATAATCTGATATTAGATTTAGAGCATGGTGCAGATTTTATTGAAGCTCTCAAAGTTCCAATTACAAGTTTACAACAGCTTTTAGATACTGGAAAAGCAATCAGAGAAGCAGGTAAGCCTTACAAGTATATAACTATAGATACTGTTACTGCGTTAGAAGATATGATACACCCACTTGCCATAAAACTTTATAAACAAACGCCGATGGGAAAGAATTTTGATGGAGATAATATTACCACTTTACCAAACGGTGCTGGTTATTTATATATCCGCACTGCATTTTTCCAAGTGCTTGACTTTGTAGATACTCTTGCTGATCATGTAATTTTATCTGGACACATTAAGGATTAATTGTTAGTTCTTATAAAACCTCTTTAATTGCTGGAATATCCTAAAGACAAAATAACTACAATAGTCAAGAAATTAGACTATGAATGTTTGAAAATATTTTGTATCTTTATAGTGACCAAAAAATTCACTATATGAATGGACAATCAGCAGCCAAGTCTCTAAGTTCACATGAATATGAGAAAGGTTCAACGACTATCAAAACCACTTTTTATAAAGACAAGGGAGTAGAGTACACTAGCAATAGTGGAAAAGGGAGGAATTTACATACAACTTTTATTTATGCTTTGCTAGAAAATAATACAAATAATATTAGGTATATAGGTAAAGCTAATAATGTACAACAAAGATTTAAGTTTCATTTATTAGATAAAGGAAAAACTCATAAAACATGTTGGTTAAAATCAATTGATTATAATATAAGTTATATTATTTTAGATGAAGTTGATAAATCAGAATGGCAATTTTGGGAAATTTATTGGATAAATCAATGCAAAGTTTGGGGATTTAATTTAACAAATCAAACATTAGGTGGTGAGGGAGGTTTAGGAAAAAAACTATCTGAAGAACATAAACAAAAAATTTCAATTAAACTTAAAGGAAAAATAGTTAGTTCAGAAACTAAACAAAAACTTTCTAAAAGTATAAAAGGAAAAAAGCTTAGTGAAACCCATATAAGAAATTTATCTAAAAGTCATAAAGGATTAATTTATCCTAAAGGTAATTATGGTAAACATTGTAAAAGAAAAATAGGTCAGTATAAAGAAGGAATTCTTATAAAAGTTTGGGATAGTTTAAAAGATGCATCAGAATTTTACAAAGTTCATTATGCATCAATATCTCACTGTTGTGCAGGAAGGAAAAAACAAATAAAAGGATATATTTGGAAGTATGTAGATTAAGATATAGTCTAATCCTGTTAGAAATAACAGGTAGAAATGAAACAAGTAGATGATAAAGGTGAGCTTGTTATGTCTGCTAATATTGATTTGACAGGTAAAATAAAGTCTCTAATCTGTGCTAATGCTGATGCTATTGGTTAACTTAGTAGCCACTTTCTATAGTAATATAGATTGAAAAAGCTTTTTAATTGTCTGGGAACTCTGACCACTTAAAGGTGAAGACAATCAGCAGCCAAGTTATAAATAAATTATTATGAGTAAATTAAGTTTAGAACCAGGAACAAAAGTTAATAGATGGACAATTTTACATTGGGAAAAATCTTCTAAAAGATATGTGTGCCAATGTGATTGTGGAATTATTAAAAAAGTTACGGGTTATTCAGTTAAGTCTGGAGCAAGTAAATCTTGTGGTTGTTATAATATTGAACAAATAGTTGAAAGAAGTTCTAAACCTCTTTTTACAGCAATGTTTTATCAAGTTTACATGAATTACCAAAAACAAGCTTTACTTAGAAACTATGCTTTTGATATTAATTTAGATGAATTCAAAGAACTATTAATTCAAAATTGTCATTACTGTAACGCTGTTCCAGCAAATACTTTTAAAGGACATAAAAGAAAGTTTAAAGATACATCTGAGTTTGTATATAATGGTATAGATAGAAAAGATAATAATATAGGTTACACAATAAAAAATTGTGTACCTTGTTGTCAAAAATGTAATTTTGCTAAAAAGAATTATTCATATGATGAATGGATACTTTGGATTAAGCAAGTGTATGACAACTTATTTATAAAAGGTTCAACGACTATCCCAAAGGGGAGTACACTGCAAGCTAATGGTAGTGGAAAAGGAAGCCTTCCTAACAAGGAAGAAGATATAGTCTCATCTTAATAGAAATATTAAGCAGTTTAATAAACGGAATTAATGTTGCGTATTAATTTGAAGATAATGTACATGTTCAGAAAAGGGCCGAAAACTATCTTGTCTTTTAAGTCTAATGATGAAGTAACATGTGGTGCAAGACCAGATCATTTGAGAAATAAAGAAATAGTAATTGCTGATTCTACTGATGGAGATTTGAAAATTTCCTGGGATGAGGTATATGTAAAATAAATGTTTAATAATTAAAAAGTAAAAAAATGTTAAGTACAACAGATTTAGGAACAGGAACAGGAATGCCAAAAACAATAACTCCAGGTAATCATGAGTTAAAAATTAATGGTGTTCATTTAGAAGAATTCTCTTTTATTGAAGGAGCATATCACTTAGTAATTGATGTTGAAACAGCACCAATTGACGGTTTTGAAGGTTTTATGATTGACAAAGATGATGCAAGTAAAGGTCATTATGCTGGTCAAATTGGTAGAGTAAAAGCTTCTCAGTATGCATTTGCTGATGGTGAAACTAAAAGTGGTATTAAAGTTAGTAGAGATAGATCTATCATGATCTTCTTGAAAAACTTATCTATGTCTTTAGATATTCTTCCTTGGTTTGAAGCTCAAAATAACAAATTTGGTACTATTGAAGAATTTGTTAAAAACTTTAATGATAATGCTCCATTCAAAGATCTTTATTTGAAATGGTGTATTGGTGGTAAAGAATACATGGGTAAAACTGGTTACTTAAACTATGATATGTGTTTACCAAAATCTGCAAATAACAAATTTGCTTTTGGTCCAGCAAATACTGGTAAAGTACTTGATTATGTTGAAGCAACTCACCTTAAGAAATTAGTGGTAGCTGAGAAGAAAGAATTTGGTCCTGAAGATGATGATTTTTCTTCTGCACCAAATGTTTCTACTGATTTTAGCTTAGACTAAAATACACTAACTTATATTAAAGGGAGTTAATAGCTCCCTTTTTTATTCTAAAAACAATTGTTATGATTTCTACTACAAATATCATTACTGATTTGAGACAAGTTCCAACTGAATGGATATTTGAGTATTACTTGAATCTTACAGAAAAATTAGTTGGTCAGGATATTAAGATGCATTCTGTTTTTGTTAAAGAGAATACTCCATCTTTTTGTATTTACTATAATACTCTTAAGGGTTATAAATTTAAAGATTTCTCTTCAGGTAAAAATGGAGATGCTATTGAATTTGTGCATCAGTATCTTAATTTAAGTAACCGTGGTTCTGCAGCAATGAAGATACTAGAAGATTATTCAGAATTTATTGCTAATAATGGAACTATTGTTGTTAACTCTGTACCAGAAAGTAGATATCAAGTATCTGATTATGAGATTAGACATTGGAATAGCTTAGATCAAGACTTTTGGATGAGTTACAAAATTTCATCTAAAATGTTGTCTAAGTATAATGTACAGCCTCTCAAGTTTTTTACTCTTAGCAAGTTGGATAACAATGGTGATTATAAAGAATTGAAGTTTGAGAATCAATATACTTATGGTTATTTTAAGGAAGATGGTAGTTTGTATAAAATCTATCAGCCTAAGAATAAAAAGAGTAAGTTCATAAAGATTAAGGATTATATCCAGGGATCAGAACAACTTACCTTTACCTCAAAGTATTTGATCATTACTTCTTCATTAAAGGACATGATGGCTTTTGAAACTCTTGGTATCAAAAATGTTGAATGCATTGCTCCAGACAGTGAAAATAGTTTTATACCTTTAACTGAAATGCAAAAATTAAAAAGCAGGTATTTCAAGATCATAGTTATTTTTGATAATGATGAAGCAGGTATTGAAGCTACTGGTAGATATGCTGCAAAATATGAGACTGAATATCTTATATTTCCATTAGCAAAAGACATTGCTGATTCAGTTGAGCAGCATGGTGTAGTAAAAACTAGAGATACAATGTTTCAACTCTTAAAGAATATACTATGAGTTACATAAAAGATCTCACTCTAAAAGAAATGTCAAAAATGCTTGAAGATACTGTAAAAGAAAATAGAGCTTTAGAACTTGAAATGATGGAACAAGCTTGTGAAATATCACAACTTAGATCACAGCTTAAACTTTTCAGAATTGGACATGGACTTAAAAACAAATTATAACTGATTTATGAGTTCAACAAATACAGCTCCTATATGGAGTAAAATTAATGAAGATATTTCAATCATAGAACTGAGAAAAGAAAACAGAGCTCTTGACATGGAACTTATGGAAGCTTATGAAAAAATAAGAAGTTTGGAAAATACTTTGGCTTTTTTAAAATTAACTAAGTTTGGTACTAAAAATGAAAAATTATGATAGATTTTTGGACATACAAAGGAAAAGTATTTGGTGAACTAGATATTCCTGAAGGAGCTATTGGTTTTATTTATCACATGACAGCAATAATAGATGGTAAGTCTGTTGCTTATATAGGTAAGAAGAACTTCTTTGCTAATATAAAGAGACCATTAGGTAAGAAAGCTCTGGCTGTTACCACTGATAAAAGACTTAAGAAATACACAAGAGTCATCAAGCCTGATTTTCTTAACTATTATAGCTCCAATGCTATATTGAAAAAAGCTCATAAAGAAGGTGTGCATATTAAAAGAGAGATCTTAATGATCTGCTACTCAGGCATGGAGCTTACATATCAAGAAACAAAACATCAATTTGTATATGAAGTATTAGAGAAAGAAGAGTTTCTTAATGGAAACATTCTTGGTCGGTTTTATAAAACAAAATAGTTATGAGTGAAGAAAACAAATTAATTGGGAGTTTATTAAAACTTGCTGATTTAGGTATAACAGCTATAAGAATTTCATATTCTGGAAGTGGTGATGATGGATCAATTGATGAAGTATTAGCTACAAGAGATAATGCAGATGATTTTGAAGATGTATACAGTTTAGATTTTTTTGAAGAAATAGATTCTGAAAACAGAACAATAATTGCTGATTGGTGTGTTGAAAAATTACTAAATGATATTGAAGATTGGTGGAATAATGATGGTGGCTATGGTTATTTATATATTAAAATTCCTTCTGGGGAATATAAAATTGAGAATAACATAAATTATGTAGAAACCTTTAATCATTCTGGTAAAATTTTAGATGTATAATTATGGCACATCCTTTATTACATGCTAAATCCTCTGTTAAGAAATGGGGAGGTCAGATATCTGATTATCAAGCAATTCATGAATGGTTTGATGAATCCAAAGCTTGGATAGGTCACAGTAAACATAGAATGTTCCGTCACCATAGTGAAGGTATATTTGAATGTGAAAAAAGATTTGGATCCAGTTTTATTAATTCTGATGGGGTAACTGTATATACAAGATATGTTGGAGAACAACATGTAAAGGAAGATTGCTTTGG